TCATCGTGATGTCTGACAAAAATATATCAAGATCTAAATATTCAAAAAACTCTTCACTAATTTTCATGAGTTGTTTTCTGATATTTTCTTTCAAAGTCGAATTATCAGGTGTTTGAGGATTATCCCAAAACTTGGGATTTAACTCATCCTTATATAACAAGGTATCAACAACCTGATTGATTGAATTCATTTTTTATTATATTTAAAAGTTTTGGCGATTTCTTTATTAAAAAAAGATCCTTGTGATTCAGCCATTCTAAATTTTGTATAAATTTGGTGTGGAACTTCCTCATAAGAATACACTAGTCCATTTTTGAATGTTACCTCAAGGTTTTGAGTTTTGGTGTCATAAATTGTTTGATTGATGTTTGAGGATTCAATCTCATTCAAAATCTTTGTTCCTTCTATTTTTTCAGATATTATTGCCATTTTTGAAAGGTATTTCTTCTTCTATTATATTGAATTTCGAATAAATATGTTCAAAAAATTTGTTTTCGGAAATATCAAATCCGTTATTTTGGATAATATTTTTAAAATTTGAAATTTCCTCCTGAATTTTGTTCAGTTGATTTCTTAATACTTCAGTATTATCTGACTCGGATGTCAGATCCACACCTTTTTCACAAAGGTCATTAAACAAAGTCCTGAAGTTTCTATATTCGGAAAGAAGGACCGAGTCGTCAGTTGTAGAAGATAAATAATCGTTAATATTCATGATTATAAATATATCAAGAATTAAAAACCCCTCCGTAGGGGAGGGGTTTCAATTTTACGATTTTAATTTTTTTATTTCATCCCTATATTTTATTGCCGACTCAAAATCTTGATTGGTGACAGAATTATTTAATTTTGTTTCTAACTCTTTAATTTTTTCCTTGTTGGATTCAATAGATTTGATTTTATCTCTTAATTTAGCAGCACTTTCATAATCTTGTTTTTCAACAGCACTTTCAAGTTGTTTTTTAAGATCCCAAGTTTCACCTGAAGGTTTATTGTTATCACCAGATGTTTTATATATTGTAGTCACCTGAAATGATCCGTCTTCTGATACAAATGATTCTTTAGTCCAAGATCCATTTTCATCATCTCCCGATTCCACGTTTCTCTTACCTCTGATCATATAAGGCGAGGAAAATGAACCGAAATCTTCAAACAAAGAATCAAATTCAGAGAACAAATTGTTAAAGTTAATTTTTTTACGTAACATTTTATTAGTTTTTTATTAGTTTATTTCTGAAAATCCATACTTATGAAATCTGTGCCAAACTTCACAAACTGACAAAATGTCATACAAATCAAAAAATACCTGACAAAATTACAAATATTGATTTTTTCATAAAAAACATATATTCTTAAAATAAAAAATGAATTTAGAGAAATTTGATTGGGGGAATACTAATGAATGGTATAGAGAAACAATAAAAAATGAGATATTTGAAAATAGAATATATGAGAAAATTTTCAAAGTTAATCAAGGAGATATAGTGGTTGATTTTGGTGCGAGTATTGGTCCGTTCGGATATACTCTACAAAATAGAGGAATATCACACCTTTATAGTTTCGAACCCAGCTTTGTATTTTTACCAACCTTAAGTAAAAACTTAGAAAATATTCCAAATACTATCATTCCAAAAGCAATTTCTGAAATAGATGGACTTTCAGAAACTTTTGTTTTTCTTGACGATCAAGGACAAAATTTTGAAGTACCCTCGATGACATTCAAAAATTTTATTGACACATTCAAATTAGAAAAAATAGATTTCTTGAAAACAGACTGTGAAGGGGGTGAATATAACATCTTCAATGTTGAAAATATGCATTGGTTGAAAAAAAACTTGGGGTATGCTGTTGGTGAGTGGCATTTAAATTCCCAAGAAACTAAAAGAAAATTTAGAGAATTTAGAGATGTTTTCTTGAGAATTTTCCCAAATCATTATGTTTACTCTGTTGACGGAGTTGACATAAAATGGGATCTTTGGAATGAACATTTTATTGAATATTATACAGAAGTAATAATCCATATAGATAATAAATCATGATTGAAGATATCGACCCAAGCGAATCCAAAAAGGACAGAAAACCAAAACAAAATCCAAACTCCAAAACACCTGTCTTAGATAATTTCTCAAGAGATTTATCTAAACTTGCTGAACTCGGAGCGTTGGATCCTGTTGTAGGTAGGGATGAAGAAATTTTACGGATTGCTCAAATTCTTTCAAGAAGAAAGAAAAACAATCCAATAATTATCGGTGAACCAGGTTGTGGTAAAACAGCCATAGTTGAGGGTCTTGCTCAGAAGATTTTTGAAGGGGATTGTCCAAGAAACTTATGTGACAAGAGAATAGTTTCTTTGGATATGACATCCATAGTAGCAGGAACAAAATACAGAGGACAATTCGAAGAGAGATTAAAGGTGATTTTGGAGGAACTTCAGGAAACCAAAGAAGTCATCGTATTCATCGACGAGATACATAACATCGTTGGTGCGGGAAATAGTTCGGGATCTTTGGATGCATCCAACATCTTCAAACCGGCATTAGCACGAGGTGAGATTCAATGTATTGGTGCCACGACATTAGACGAATATAGACAAAATATTGAAAAAGACGGAGCGTTAGAAAGGAGATTCCAAAAGGTTGTCGTTGAACCACCATCAGTGAAAGAAACGATTCAGATTCTGATGAATATCAAAGACAAATATGAGGATTTCCATAAAGTAATATATCACGATGATGCAATAACCGCTTGTGTTCGTTTGGCGGATAGATATATAACAAACAGAGAATTCCCTGATAAGGCAATTGATATCTTGGATGAGCTCGGAGCAAGAAGTCAGGTTACAACAAAACTTCCCGAGTCCATTGAAAAATTGAAAGAAGAAGCTGCCGATATCAAAAGGTTAAAACTTGAAGTAGTTAAGGCTCAACGATATGAAGAAGCCGCAAATCTAAGAGATAGAGAGAAAAAAGTCTTGAAAGAACTTGAAGACCAAAAGAACAAGTTTGAAAAAGAACAAAACACAATAAGAAAAGAGATATCTGAGGATATGGTATATGATGTTGTCGCATCAATCACCAAAATACCTGTATCAAAATTATCAGCAGATGATGTTGATGCTCTGATTAACTTGGAAAATAATCTGAATGAAAAGGTGATTGGTCAGCATGATGCAGTTGAAAAGATTTCGAAAGCAATTAGAAGAAACCGTCTCGGGATTAAAGATCCAAACAGACCAATCGGTTCATTCATTTTCTTGGGATCTACTGGAGTCGGAAAAACATATCTAGCAAAACAACTTGCAAAGCAAGTCTTTGGTGATGCAAATTCTTTGATCAGAGTTGATATGAGTGAGTTCCAAGAAAAACATTCTCTGAGTAGATTGATTGGATCACCTCCAGGTTATGTTGGATACAACGAAGGTGGACAACTAACAGAACAAGTTAAAAATAAACCATATTCTGTTATTTTGTTTGATGAAGTTGAAAAGGCTAACAAAGATATATTCTCTTTGATGTTACAAATCTTGGACGACGGATATATTACCGACTCCACAGGTAGACACATCAACTTTAAGAATACTTTGATCATTATGACTTCCAACTTGGGTGTAAAGAAATTGATGGAATTTGGAACAGGTGTTGGTTTCAATACCGCATCAAGAGCAGCTAACACAGAGGAAATAAAAAGAGATATTCTAAAAAAGGAAGTTAAAAATTACTTTTCACCCGAGTTTTTGAATCGTGTAGATGAGATAGTTCTCTTTAATTCTCTAAATGAAAATGACATTCACAAAATTATTGAGATTGAGTTTGTTCAACTCAAAGATAGATTAGATGAACTCGGTTATTACATCAACTTCGATGATAGCATATACAAACATATCTCGAAAATTGGATATGATGAGGAATTCGGAGCAAGACCTCTGAAAAGAGCAATACAAGAACAGATTGAAGATTTCATATCGGAAAATGTGTTACGAAAAAATATAGTTCTCGATAAAAAATACGAACTATATATGAAAGAAGACAAGGTGACCTTAAGAAAAAAGAGATAAAAAAAAGTGGGAGAAATCCCACTTTTTTCTTTAGATCCTTTCACATCCTAACTTATCGTAGATTTCAATACCTGTATTAACTGCATTCTCGACTTCCTCAACGATGATATATTCATTAGGTGTATGATACCTGTGATAACCACAAGATAGATTGATCATGTTGATATGAGGGAATAACTCCTTAAGAGCCTTCACATCAGTATAAGGATGTTTTTGTAACTTGAATTCGGGGTTGAATGTTTCACTCAGGACAGGTTCCATACGACTAAAGAATTCAGAGTTACGGTCAAACAATTGAACACCTGAACAATATTCACTCACCATATAGTTTGAAGGTGCGTCAAACTGAACCACATATCCGACATCAGAGAAAAAGTAATTATCTGCTTCAGAGGATCCGATACATCCGACTTCTTCGGATACAAAAAATGCAATCTTGACGTTGTCCAAAGATTCAAGTAACTTCAGACACACATAAATACCACACTTGTCATCACCACCAATACCAACATTTTGATCATTGAACATAGAAAATCCCTGCAATGCAAGTTTCATCTCTCCATTATCATTGGGTAACATCTTTTCTACAACTCGGATGGGAGTCATAGAATGTACAGTATCAAGGTGAGATACAAAACAAGGATAATATTCAGCAATACCTTTAGTTACATAGATATTTGATAAATCATCAGTGTAAAATTCATATCCTCTACTATACAAAAAATCCGTGATGAAACTCACCATCAGATCTTCTTGATAAGTTTTAGATGGGACACTGAGTAGTGTTTTGAAAAAATCTAAATCTTGTTGTTTCATTATACAAATATATTAAAAAAAATCTATTTATTAACAAACCTGTATAATATTTTTTTTAACGATTTGATTTTATCTAAAAAGAATATCTATATTTGTAGTGTTCTTTGATAATATGGGGGCGATTTTGGATTTGACCGGTATGGTCAGGCACAGAGTGCACGTAGTGAGACGAGATCTATCACTTTAATCTACGGTTTCAAAAACAACTGGCGAAACTTTCGCAAAACTTCAGTCTATTGGTTTGATCCAAACTGAAGAGGTTTACGCAGCCTAAGGCTCCGAAAACCTACGGGTCGGTCAGGACATACACCTATGAACAGAAGTCCACTGAAGGTTGGTTACCTTAATAACCAAAGGTTGTAGTACATCTTAAAGTATTACCACCGTGGCTGAACGGTGTGAGAATTCAGATATTTCGGATTATTGTGAATTAATAATGACCTAAACGTGTAGTACTCTCTGTTTGAGATATTTGGGACCTGGGTTTGAGTATCGGACCCATTCATCAGTGATGATGAATTAAAAATCGGATGAATTCAGGGAAACCTTAACGTGTAATGACGATGGTAATCCTGAGCCAAGCCTTGTAGGAAAAGGAAGGTGCAGAGACTAATGGGTTTCACACGCTTGTGATGTAATACCATATTAGCTTCCGACATCTCGTTATGAGATGATGATATAGTCCAAACATTAAGGAAACTTAATGATTATGCGAACCCCAGCGCCTCCACTATAGTAAACCACTCTGATTTTCAGGGTGGTTTATTTTTTTATAATTTTCATAAATCATTCTACACATTTCCCATACTTCTTTATCATTTTTATTTGATTTCATGAAATTTATACCTCTTGAAATCCATCTGACATTTCCTTTTATATACCCTTTGGATGAATCAATTCTATCCAATGATGCTGCAAAAAGTACACTATCTACAATTTTAGTATAAGAATTCAAAATTAGTTTTACTCCAGTAAAAGGACAAATACCTTCTTGTGAATCCCAAACTTTTATCATATCATCCATAGTAATATCAACATCTTTATTTCGTCTTTTTATATTTCTAAAATGATATCTGAAATTTGTGTATTTATCACGAGAATTACCTGAATGCTTAGTAATATCATAATAAGTTGCATTAGGATTATACCATTTACCACTATGTTTACCTACACAAGTTCTAGAACAGAAATGTTTTCTTTCATACTTTTCACTTCGTTTGATTTCTGATATTGGTTTATCAAATTCACAACCACAATGTTCACAAATTACTTTATTTGTTTTTCTTCCTATATTTTTTTTTTTCATTTCAATCATTTATAAATAAATATGTGGAAATGACGGGAAAAATTTGTGGAACTGAATTTTTTTTTTTATATTTATGGTATGAAAAATTTGATCTACTTATTTTTTCTGTTGACACCGTTGTGTGTCTTTTCTCAATCACAATCAGATATTGATTCTGTAAATTACTACTTCAATATTTTACTCAATCATGATAGAGACAGTATTCGACTCTATCAAAGGTCTAATCTGAATAGAGTAACTATTGAAACTGACACAACAAAATTTTTAAACCCAATAGAACACCTAAATAGATCTGTAGATGATCTTATGTACACAGGAAGTTACTTTCCACACTCAACAACAAATATTGAAAACTTTTTAGCAACCTATGGTCCTTATGATTCTTCAAGTCAGTATGTTAACCCGAAACAGATTGCTTATGAATTTTTTACTCGTTGGAAAAACTCACCAAAAGGTCACTATTATGTCATGATAAGTGATGAAAGATGGTCCAAACAAGATGGTTGGGATTATCAAACTTTTATCGTACTATATAAAATAAAATATGATCCTGATGCAAGAAACAAATGGGTCTTATGTGCAACTTTTACCGTTTTTTAATCAAAAACAGGACATTCAGGTGCCGTGCGACCTCCTTTTGTTTTGAAAGGTCCCCCACCACGAATTTGTGGTGGGTTGAATTTGATTTTTGGTATCCTTATTATGATTCCACCACCTCTTGTTCTTCCTGCAACTGTCAGACTATAACCGTCTGGAGAAGTAATGATTGTTTCAGGTTCTTCGGTTTCTACTTTAGGTATAACCGCAAATGTTATTGTAACCTGAGCCATTTGAGCATTAGTGTAATCAGGATGATTTGCACCCTTATTTTTATCCCAATCGGGTCCCGAAGTTCCATCACCATGTTCACCTTTAGATTCTACAGTGACAATTGTTTTATCATTAGTTATGATATTATTATTTTTAATAAATTCATCCACCAATGTTTTCAAAGCTTTTGCTCTATCAGTTGAAAGTGCCAAAAATCCACGTGTATCTGTCGGGGTTGTTGTGTAAGGTGCTGGTAGTTTAGTTTGTGGTACTTTGGATGAAGATGATATGATATTAATCTCACTGATGTAAAAATTACCAGGATAAGTGACAGTTGATGTTTGTTGTTCTCTTGCCTGAGCGAGAGCGTTTTCCAAAACTGACCTAAAACTATTGTTGAACTTCTGAATATAATCAGGTGTTAACTCAGGACTACCTGATTTAAATTTTGTTTCAGCACTTGAGGTATCTTCAAATACTAGCGCCGAAACGTCAGCTTTTTTCTGTGATCCGGTTCTTTGTTTCTTTTGTGTTTGAAAATTATCAACAACAATATTTCTATTTTCTTTTTTCGATTTGTCTATAATACTATTAATTTGAGACCATTGATTGTTTTGTGTAATCCAACTATAAAAATAAGCATTTTCAGTTTTTGAATTTGACCAAACTTCTTTTGAAATATTATCCATATATTTCATAAGGTCATTAGCCCTTTCCTCAAAAAATTGAGCTCGTTTATCTAAAGGAAGATCCCCCCTATTACTGTATTGTGCTTTAATTATTTGTTCTACTGTCGGTTTATTAACGATTGGAATTTTCTTTGCCTTAAAAAGTTTTTCAATAGATCTAACGTAATTTCTGAATCCTCCACTCTCAGTTGTAAATGTTTTATTAATATCTTGAGGTCCGGCAGGAACTAAATCTCCTCTAAAAGTTGTTCCAAGTGCTAATTTAACACCCTGTTCGTCAATGATTTTGTTGTCATTCTCATTGATTAAACCCATCATTTCTTTGATTCTACCAATTTCTAAAATAATATTCTTTTTCATACTAATTTTTTCTTAATAAATATCAGTATTCTTTTGAAAATTTTTATATATTTGTTATAATGTCCGTGCACATGAAATTTTTGGTCCTCATCCCTCTTTTGTTCTTCTCGTTATCGATGAAATCCCAAATCACAGGTATGACTCCAAAGATCTACACCTGTTTTGAATTAGAAGGGAAAGACACGATTATTGTTCCTTGTGAAGAACATCCTCACGTCATCTCGAATACACGTAACTTGGATCCTAATAAAACAAATATTGATTCACTTTGTCATCAAATGAGTTTGAATTTTTATAACCACTTGAACAACGTAAGGAGAGATTTGAATTTGAGTACGTTGTCTTATGATTCTTCTATGTTTATCCTCCTAACCCATCCTCACAACTTATGGCAAATTAAAAATGCAAAAGTTTCACATAGTGAAGGTAACTTAACCTTATCAGAAAGATTTGAATATTACGGATATAACGGTATTGGAGAATGTGTGGCTTACAATTTTAGATTTGATGAAACTCAAGAAAGTATGTTTTTAACTCAATATCGAGATAGCCCTTCTCATTGGAAAATTCTTACCGATCCAAAATACAATTATATTTCAATCTCCACCCTTTATGATCAAGAAAAAAGAAGGTTTTACTCAACTGTAAATGTTAGAAGATAATTTGTTTTTTTGAAAAACAATTCATATATTTGTGTTCTGAAAAAAACGACAACATGAAAAAAGTATTCAACTTGGGTGTTGGCAACACGATCAAAATGAACCGCAAGTTCGGAATGCAGATCAAGGAAAAATATGGTTTGACCTTTTTTCCTCGAGTTGTGGATGTTGTAGGTTTGGTTGACCTTGACAAAACCAACATGAACTTGGTGATTAAGCTCACCAAAGAAAATGGAAAGGTTTGTCGTTGTTGTGGAGCTACCCTAAAAACTCCAATGTCACAACTCACCAGCATCGGACCAGTATGTTCTAAACACTTGGGGGTCAAGTTTCCAACCACACAGAACCAAGTTGAATCGTTTCGTCAAGAAATTGAAAACAAGATCGAATCTCTTGGTGAATTTGAGATCAAAATCCCGAAGAGTCAGATTGACAAATGGGAAGGAGATGCATCGATGCTTGTCAATGTCCTCGTTTAAAAGTTGAAAAACTTGTTGAGTTTTTTTAGAGTATAATATGAGGGAACCCATCCGTTAAATTCAAAATCCGGATCTACGTGTTCCCTCATATTTTCTTCAAATTCTTTAGCTTCAATATTATTTTTATAAGTTATACCTGAAACGTATTGAATTATATCTTTTGGATGATATCCACTCAACATACCAAAGACAACGGTCATGGGTTCACTTCCAAAAATGGATTCAAATCCTTCATCGGGAAACTTACTTAAAATAAAGGGCAACAATTCATCCATTTCCTCACAAGCATCCTCATCATCCTCATCCAAACAGTTAATAAAAACATTCCAAAGATATTGATCATCATACGGATGAAAATCATATTCATATGAAACATTCGTTCCATATTTTTTGTCAAATTCAACCGATGGCTTTTCGTTAAGATAAAATTTCATAGATAAAATGAATACTTTTTATAAATACCTTGAGAATTATAAATCACAGAATTGGTTTATCAAAACGTTAACTTTGATGGTTTTTTTTCTTCCTGGAGGTTTGTTGCTTCTTGGAGGAATTATATTAATCGATAACTTAATTAAGAATTTTAGAAGTTCATGAATATTTATTGATATAAAACAATAACGCCCATGAACACAGAAAAATTTAAATCAGTTGTAAGACACGCTCTCACAGCTATCGGTACCTTATTGGTATTCTTTGGATTGAACAGTTATGTTCCTTTGGTTGATTATCTAACAGAAAACTTGGATGGAACAGTCCAAGCTATCGAAGTCCTTGTCGGTTTTGTATTGGTCGTCTTTGGTTTCTTGAGAAACAAAGACCGGTTCCAACTGCCGAATAAGGAAGAACAAAACGGTTAAACACCTGAAGCCCTCCACCAAAAAGTGGAGGGTTTTTTTTGATTATAAAATTAAAATAAACTATAATTCATTTAAAATTTTAATTATGGAAGCTGTTTTGGTTCTAAACGCAGATTATACACCCATCAATACAACAACTCTAACGAGGGGATTCGTCTTGGTACATAAAGGAAAGGCTGAAATTTTGAAAGGAGGAGAAAAACCCATCGCAACTTCGATCGGAAATTTTATCAGACCATTGATCATTCGTCTTTTGCATTATGTAAGTTTTAGACCCGTGAAATCACGTATCTCAAGACACAAAATATACAAAAGAGATAATCATGAATGTGTTTATTGTGGAACCAAAAATGACCTATCCATCGATCACGTAATTCCAAAATCAAGGGGAGGAGGAAATACTTGGGCAAATCTTGTGACTTGTTGCAAGAAATGTAACTCAAGGAAGGGGAATAGAACTCCTGAAGAAGCAAATATGAAATTTGTAAAAAAGGTTGAAGTACCCAAGACTTTCTGTGGGATCTTTACCGTTGAAGCGGAGAAGATGTATAATGAGTTTATGACAAGTTTCTCTTATTGATTTTTTTAGAATAATTCATATATTTATAATCAGAATTTAAAACAATGCTCAACAAAAAAGGACATATTAAAGGTTTTAACGGCTGTGATTGGCAGCAGGAACCATTATGTTCATTTGTTCGGGTATAAAAAGTATATTTTTAAAAAAAATGTAACCCGAACAACAAAAGTTCGGGTTTTTTGTTGTATATTTGTGTTGTTCTTTGATATATGAGGAAAAAAAAAGCAATGGTAGCTCAATGGTAGAGTTCCAGTCTTCCAAACTGGATGTTGTGGGTTCGAATCCCATCCATTGCTCAAAAATAGTCAGGTAGTGGATATGTAAGCGGGCTCAAGCTCGGTAAGTCGAAAAGGTATGATCCTCTTTACGAGGCCACATTGCAGGTTCGAATCCTGTCCTGACTTCAAAATGCGTCAGTAGTTCAATTGGTAGAGCGTCGGTCTCCAAAACCGAAAGTTGTAGGTTCGAGTCCTACCTGACGTGCCAATAAGGTCGGATGTCCGAGTGGTTAGGTGAATCTCTGCAAAAGATTTAACACTGGTTCGAATCCAGTTCCGACCTCTACTTCTCCATAGTATAATGGTAATACAACGGATTTTGGTTCCGTAGTTTTAGGTTCGAGTCCTGATGGGGAAACAATGTTATATATCAGGTGTGGGCATGACCACAAATAAACAAAGGCGGGTTGGTTCCCAACTTCGGAGAAATTCGGAGAGTCTGAGTTCGATTCTCACTCACACTTATATATAACTAAATTAATGCTCGGTTGGTCTAGTGGTTTAGGACGCTTCCCTTTCACGGAAGAAATCACGGGTTCGAATCCCGTACCGAGTACAAAGGTTTATTGGTGAAGTGGCTATCATACCTGCCTGT